CAATGTAATATCCGGCTACCTTTCCTCTGGCTACTTCCATGTTGCCAGCAGCAGAGAACGCACCTTTCTTTAATGCTTGGTCACGTATTTTGGAAAGCTGCTCAAGATGCCTGTCCATAGTAACAGCGTACTTCTTTCTGGCTTCTTCTCGCAGCTCACCAATATATCTAACTACAAGAGGGTATAGTTGTGGATTAGTAAGTTTTGACGAAGCGACTCTTGCTGCAAGGTCTGACGTTGGGCCGTAGCCAGCTTCTTTTGCACACTCCCAAGCATCTCTGCTTCCATCGTTGTACACCAAAAGCTCAGCGAATTTTTTCTGCTTCTCTGTCAATCTCTTAGTTAATGCCATATTTGACTTTTACCCTAACATTTTGTAAAAGGCAATATCTAGTATGTACGTTAAACACTTACAACAATATCTTGACAAATTTACAGATGGTACTAAAGGCACAGCTGTGAGTAATGCTACTATCTACATGGATAATGGCACAGGAAAAATTTTTCCGATTGGGAGAATTGAAGTTCAGGAATCTACTCTGATAGGTGCTCAATCTGTTAGAGTTGTAATCAAACCTGACCTGAGTGATAAGATACCAAACCTAAAAAAATTTCATCTCACGTAGGCACCTGTTAGGGTGAATATTAATGAAACCTGAGACGAAATTTTGGCATGAAATTAAGAAAAATACTAAGCAAATTTCCTGGACTAGACTTGAAAACCTTAGCGCTTTTGGTACTCCCGATCTATTGGGTTATAATACTAATAGCCACTTTTTCACTGTAGAGCTGAAGGTAACAAAGGCTAACAAGATTAAATTTTCACCCCACCAAATTGCCTTTCATATTAGGCATCCTGACAATACTTTCATCTTGGTTTCTCGCCTCACGG